GGGAGCCTAGTGCTACAATGGGGAGGTAGTGGGGAATAGTGGGAACACTAGGGACTACATAGGTACCGACCGCCTATTTTTTCGCATGTTGCAAAAAACCGGATTTCGCCCGGTTTTTTGTTTACTCTTGTCCAGCTCCTATGTATCTATTGAGTCTGGTTGTTCTCTCTTGATCTCCTTGCTTTTGTTCTATAATCCCTCGTGGCCCTAGATTGTAGCTATTCACAATATCGTTATTAGTGATGTTACCTGTGTAAGTTTGATTGTATCTCATCTGTTCAAAAATCCTCCGGTTCTCTTGTAGTGTCATACTTCCGCCAATAATACTATGCTCCGTGTTGTTTGGGTCATATGGAACTCCATACTCCTCCATGAACCTTTTTTGTATCAAAGGTTCATTTACCTTGTTCACTTGCATAAGTCCTCGGTCAGTTGGATCAGCTCCTCCTACCATAGCGGCGTTCTCAAAAGTTGTACTCGCTCCCTGTTCTCTTTTTAGGATTGTCCCAAATTGCTCTGGAGTAACACCAGCTTTGAGCGCTTGGTCTATAAATAGTTGCTTATGCTTATCGGGAACAATGCTTGGAACATTATATTTCGGCTTTGGAGGCTCCTCTCGTTTGTATTTGATAGGTTTAGACTCCAATTTTGCTATTCTTTTGATAAAAGCTAAAAAGTTTTTCATAATATTAGTCTCCAAATGGATCAAATTTTTGTTCTTTATTAAATACATTCGCCTCCTCACGGATATTAAACGCTTCCGCGACATCTGGATCTATTCTTTTTATATAAATACCAGACAATGCTTGGAATAGAATATCGTTTTTGTAGTTCAGTAAGTACTTATCAGTCGTTGTTCGTCCGGGTTTCTCAAAGAAGTCTCCAGATGGATACACGTTCCCCTCTAATGGGAGGCTAATTATCCGCTTATCGCCATGAAGTTTGTCTTGAAGTTCTGGGTTGGATGTTGGGTAAAGCCTTGTGAATCCTTGTGTGAATGATGTTATTTTACGTTTATGGGGGTCTTTGTACGCCGCTATGTCTGCCAGAATCCTTGATGCTGGTACAAACATAGACATAGACTGACCAGCAATTACATCTGGGGTCATGTACATTTGGTATTCTGATTTGTATCCGAGAATCGCGGCGCTTACATCTCCTCCGGGACCAACACTTCCAATCATGTTACTCATTACTTTCCACGCTTCAGCACTGTTTCCATCTGCTAGTTGTAGTCCAGCCTCTGCTAAGTTTACATATGGATACTTGCCCACGCGCGTAAACTTCTCTGTCCCATCCTCGTTTGTACCTAGATAGTACTGACCAGCAGATGATTGTGAGCTAGGGGCATTTTCACCAACAGCTGGTACTGTTGATTCCTTTTTGTTTTCATTTAGGCGGTACCCAATAGCTCCCAACATTGTTCCGAGAGTAAGGATTGCGGCTAATCTGTCATCTAATGATTTAGTCCCATCAAGAAAATTCTCAACATGACTCATAAACTGTTTGTTTATTTTGTAAACGAATACAGCGAATGGTTTTACTGACTGAATCCCAGCACTTTTTTTATAGTTTGCTAACCACGTTGGAATATTGTCATAATCAAGAGCGAACTGGTCTGCCTCTCTGTTTATTGCCGCGATAAGAGCCTCCTCCTCTGCGGTTGGAAGTTTCAATCCCTCTTTCGTTATCGTGTTCAGCCTCCTAAGATCGTTTGTGTTGTGAGCATTAACAATAACTTTCTTCCAGTATCGTTCCACTGTTCCGTACACCTTTAGAGCTTTGTCTGCGTAAGCGTCTATATTGTCATCTAAAGCCTTTATTCCGGGGCTTACATCACCAGAGAACTGTCCGTACAGGTTGCTGGTATCACCACCATAAATCCAGTCGGGAGCGTTTTGCCACCCTCTCGGAGTCACTGTTGAAAGCAAGGAAAATACATCACTCCTAAACTGTGGGAATGTCACCTGTCCAGTTAAGAGTTCCTTATAGAAATGATTAACCATATTTGCTGATTGCTGAATACCGCCAGAGATAAAGTTAGTGGCGTTAGAACCCATATGGAACAGGATATTAACCCTCCAGTATCTCATTACTGAACTAACTATCCTTGTGGCTGTGGCCGCTTCCTCTGCGACACCCCTCATTAGTTTAAATTGTTCGTACACTTCTTTTGGCATTTGGTATCTAGGTTGCTGTACAGGGATAGATTTTCCGTCTTTTATGATAACCTTTTTGTTTACCTCCCAACCAAGACCAACTCCACCCTTACTTACATCACCAAATACCTCAACCCAACCTTTGTCCGGCTCCGCCCCTTTTGCGAGCGGGCGCGTGACCCTAGGGAAAAAGTCTTTCATAAAGTGGTTGTAAGCTTTCTCCGTTTCAAGTTCTACAAGAGATTTTGACATAGCTTTTTCAAGGTCTTTCACATACCCCTCTTGACCTTTACGGAACCGGCGGGAGCTAGCTGTCTTTAACTTTAGTTTATCTCCACCCATCCCAAAAGCTTTATCGTCCCAATACCTATGTACCCATCCCTCCAGTTTTGAATCTATTTTGTGAACATCCTTAATAATCTCGCGGTTAAAGTAATCTTTCGCGTCAGCTCTCTGCGCAGTAAAGTCTCTAACAAGAGCTTTCCCCTCTATACTTAGAGCGTCATAAAAGGATTTTCCTTGTTCTGGTGTGTATCGTAGTTTTGCGTATCGTGGATACTGCTCCCCATCAACTAGCTCTAAGAGAGTTTTACCATCCGGACCTTTCAATGGTTCGTATCCCATTTCCTCTAACTTAGCGATCTCTGCCTTATCTTTTGCGTAGAGCATGTCGCGGGTTCCAAACTCTGGGACATCATTCTTTGTAATCCTTATACTTTCAATAGAGTCAAATATAAGTTCTGGTGAATCTGTTATCTTATTTAGTTTGATTGGCATCTTAATACCAGCGATTGTGAGGTTCTTTTTAAATTTACTCTCTAACAATTCCCCTATCTGGAACTTAGCCCTCTCTTTCATAGCTCTGTAATTGATGTACTGATCCCAAGCTTGGTTTCCGTTACGAGTACCGAGGTACTTCATATATGTTTGGCGCATATCCCGTGCCAATATATGTTTTAGTTCTCCTTTATCTATAGTCCCAGCCACAGCCTCTAAAAATTCAGCTATTATAGGGTTCTTGACTTTTGCCGCATCAAATAAATCTACAGCTGTTGGTGCTATTGATTCAAGAGTTCCGGGTTTCGCGAACATGGTTTCAAGGAAACGAGCAAATAGTTCTGGTTTGTAGTAATAGTATGATGGCTTTGACATAGCAACCTCCTTACCTACAAGTTGATGTGTCACCTCTTTTAATTCTGCCATAAGAGTCTCTGACTGCTTTTTAGTTAGGTCTTTACCAAAGATTTCAAGTGTCTTATTAAATGCCTTTCCGTTTATGTTGTAGTCTAACGCGTGAGCAAGTTCGTGAGCAAGTGTCTCCATATAATTTCTTGGATCTGCCGCAGTATCATCCCTAAGTTCAACCTTACCTTTCTTGTTTGCTGGTATACCTTTACCTTTAAATTTAAAGTGTCCGTAGGCTTTCTTAGATACTCCTCCCGTTTTTCGTAGGATAGCTTGCGACTGACCAAACTTGTTTAACTGTTCAATAGCTTTAATAATGTCATCTTTAGTTTGAGCTTGCGGCTTATGTTTAGGTGCCTTAATTCCCCCGTCCTTAGATGGGAGGGATTTCTTCTTAGGTTTCTTTGGCTTTTGTTTAGCGACAGTCGTTCCTTTGGAATCAACCCCACGGAATCCAGTACCAGATTTCTTTAAGTTGTCTGAAGTAATACGAACAGTTTGGCCGGGTTTTAGATTGTCAGTAACTAACCCTAGAGCTTTCGGTCTAATCCTCATATCTGTCTTAGCGTCTTTGTAGGTCAAGAATGAATGGTCTCCAGTCCCCTCAACAGTGAACTCAACCTTACCTCCGTGTGCATTAATAAGGTCTTTTACTTGTGTCTTTGTTACAAGTTGCTTTGGAGGAGTTACCTTATTCCCACCCGGAAGTTCAATCGGAGCATCTGGCTTCGGTGCTGGGACAACGTCTACAGTATCTGATTTTGAAGTCTTTTTTGGTTTAAATCCTCCTTGCACATTCTTTGGATCTTTAAGTGTGTATCCACGATTCACCAGTTCTTTGAATAGGTCTGTTGAGGCTATTTCTGGGTATCCACCAGCAAACTTAGTGTCAAAGTTGTAGAGAGCTATTAGTTTATCGTCTGGAACAGTGGTGACATCTTTCTTTATCGCGGCTCTTAGTTCATCAAGTGCTTTTTTAGCTCCACCAATAACCCCTTTAATATCAATTTCTGCCAAACCAGCGGCTACTTCTCCTAATGTTGCGGGTTTGCTAGGAGGGACTGTAGGAGTCACAACAGGAGACGTTGTTGGAGGTGGTGGAGTCTCAACTACAGGAGGTTTAGGTGGAGTCTCAATTACAGGAGGTTTAGGTGTGGTTGTTGGTTTGGGTGGAGTTACTACAGTAGGAGGAGCTATCGTAGGAGTTGGGGGTGGAGCTTTCCCCTCTGGACCTAATCCTTGCATAGTTCCTGTTATTGGGACTATCTGATTCTGTGGGAGTTTTGTAATATCTCTCCCAAATTTACTTAAAAAGGTGTTCCAAAATGACGGACGCACTTGGAAAAACTGTCCAGTGGCTGTGCCATCTGGGAGTATCTTAGTTGTTTGAAAAAAGATAGGATTTTTAGGATTGTAATTTGTCCTAACTGGGATGTTTCTATCCTTTACTATTTTATCAAAAGCAGATGCTGGGATTGGGTCTCTGTAAACATTCTCAAATAATTGGAATGATTTTGGTCCGGGTTGTTTAGGAAACCTACCATCTTTCGGAGTGTATGTATCTTTGGGTGTTAGTTTTGTTACTCTAGGATTAACAATCTTACTTGCCATACTCGCCGCGAACAGGCCGTTTAATATTTCAAACCCTGTATGTTTTGCTACAAAAGCGGTGATTTCTAGTGGAGTTTCTGGGACTTTCCCTTTAGATTCCATATCTTCTTCTGCTCGCTGTTGGACATTACTAATGTTCCCAATGATAGGGAGTTTTGCATCCACAGCTCCAGTTTCTCTATTAGAGATTCCCGGAGGAGCTGATAGTCCTAATGGTTTATTGATATATTTATCCGCCATTCCGTAGAATGTGGCTGGGTAACTTAATATCGGCTCAACAAACATATCACGAACAACGCCGGGTACTTCTTTGGCTATGTCCCAATTAGATATGTCACCAAATTCTTCTTCATTGTCTTTAATTGCGGCGGCTCCGGGGAGTATTGTACGAACAATCTCGTTCGGTAAATTCTTTAACCAATCAAACCCTTTCCCTGTGTATGTAGGTTCTTCTGCGGCACCAGAAATGAAGTCCCCAATAGCTTTAAAGTTCGGGCCTTTTAGTTTTGACATCTTAGATTCCTCAACTACAGGAGGGGCTACTTGTCCCTCAAAGAAGTTTGGAACACCGCCAGATGTTTCCTCAGTTTTAGTGTCAGCACCACCGAAGAAGTTTGGAACATTACTGTTCGTCTTTTGTGGGGTGCTTGTGCTGTTGAAAAAATTAGGTACTGGCATTATTTTATTCTTATACGTCCCGAAATTAAACCATCTGAAAGAATCTCCAACCCAGCGGCTCCGTAGTTGGTAAGAACCCAACTCCGAACTTTTGAGTAATCATCTTTAGAGACACTTCCTCCGGTTAGTTCAGCCTGTTTTACGAGCTGACTAAGAACATTTGAAACATCATCATTCATTTGTTTATCACGCTCATACGCTGTCTCTGCTTTCGGCGCGTATGTTTTACCTTTACTTGCGATCTCCTCATACTTCCCAGTCTCTGGATTGTAACGCATCTTACTCTGCCCCTCACTAATAGTAAAGTCTGGGTTCTTTCCAGCTTCTTCATCAATCTTTGCTTTCTCGTATTCATAACGAGCCTTAGTCATTGTTTGTTTCTGTGCGTCCAGAGCGGCATAAGCTTGTGCTGATGCGGCGGCACCTCCTCGTAGGATAGCGTTCTGTCGGTCAGTGTATCCCGCTTCACCTCTAGCGAAACCAAGAGTTTCCCCACTCTCTAGGGCTTTCTCACGATCTAGCGCGGCCTGTGTATCGTGTTCTCTTAGAGCTTTGTTTGCGGCAGTTGTCTCGTCTGATGGTATAAGAGATTGGATGTATGCTTCATACGCTTCGTCTGCCGCGGTTCTTGTTGGTGACGTCGGAGTCCCACCATTAGTTCCCCCACTGGTTCCCCCACTGGTTCCTCCATTAGGGCTTCCGGAGTACCCTAATGTATCCATTAAACTGTCTCCAAGTTCTGGGTTCATACTAGAAATCTCACTTAGATATTCCTCGTTTGTTTTGTTTCCTATGTAAGCATCTTTCTCTGGGCTGGTAGCTGACTGGTCACTTGTGAGGTAGTCATAAAGTTTGACGTTCTGGTCCCCGCCTCCTGTGTAAGCTCCTCCGAAATCAACACCAGCGTTTGTTGCTCTGGTGACATCCGCTTGTCGTGTTGCGCTATCCCAAGAATTGAATAACCCGTGGTTTTTTGTGTAGTAATTGTATAAATTTGACATAATATTATTGGTTAGCTGTTAAAATCCAGATGCGTTCTGATAAGACTCATAATAAGGTGGTCCGCTTAGATTTCTTGAACCGACCGGAGGAACATACGCTCCCTCTATACTTTCACCCTCATTTTCAAGCATTTGACCAACTAACCCTCCGACCATGTGGGATAGTCCAGCCTCTTGCCCTCCGTCATACAGCCTCCAATAAGTATTTGCTACCTTTGGATCTGTTGGATTGTTTGTTGATAGATATAAAGCAATCGTACGATACACTGGAGCCATATCATAAGCTTCCGGTATAGGTGACATTTCGGCTATGACACATGCGGCAGTTCCAGCCGCGATCGCTGTTCCCTCATAAGGTGCGACTAGAGTGACTGTTGTTGCGGTTGCTGACGCTATCTCGTACCACTGACCATCTCCTGTATTATCTACTCCGGTACTTGTTATTCGTATATATTTTCCAGCCATTGAAGCAAGTCCACCAGCACTGATTGTTATTACTGTCCCGCCATTCGCGATTGTTGTTACTGTTGATGATGTAAGGTCAGCTACAGTTAAGTCTCTCACTTGCTTACGTCCTCTGAATGTAATCGTACCAGCAGTAGATGATGGTGTTGGTTCTATAAGAACCTTGTTATCCTGTATAAAGTAGTATTGTGGAACATCTGATTCTCCTAGCTGTGCTGATAGGATATTGTTCCAGTGTTCCGGACTGTAGACAGGTGTAGGAGTGTAAACTGTCGTACCAACAGTGACGTATATATCTATAATCTTCCTTATCCCAGCGGGGATTGAATACCCTTGCTGACTGGCAACAGTAGCTACGTTCGTTACTGTTTGTAGGAACCACCATTTACCAGAGCGGATATTACAGACAGTCCTTATACTGTCATTAAGATACTGGTCCAATAACGCCATATTGGTTGTATCAGTCGTTAAGACCTTTGTATTTGTTGCGGCTAGATTTCGTAATGTTGTGTATGATTTCATGTTATTATTGTTAAATTATTAATTTTATACATATGCTAATGCTTTATAACCTGAACCATCATGCACATACAAATAGCCGGTTGATGTATTATAGTACACCCCGCCCTCACTTGCTCCGGGAGCTGAAGTTTCTAAACTAAAATATATTGCTTTCGGGTCATCAATATATGCTCCTGCACTAAAAGTTAAAACATCACTTGCTCCGAGGGTTATTCCTCCGTTTGCTGTGACAAGACCACTAAAAATGTTTGTGCTAGTAAATGTATTTGAACTTGACTTCACGGCGTATCCGCCCGAAGCGTGGTCTCCCCAACCATAAGCTGTATTCCAGTTACTAGAGTTGTTTGTAATTGATGTACCCCAAGCTGACCCAGTTGAAAGTGCTATTCCAGCACCCGGATATACCATTGATGCTGATGGCCAAGTTGTTCTTGTGGTTCCATTCAGATTTATTGCTGGAGCAACAAAAGTTAGGTCTGTTTCTGCTGTTGTCACTCCAGAACCTCTTTTTACAGCAAGGTATTCTGATGATGAACTTGTACGATAAACTCCATTAAAACTAACACCTGAAGTTCCCGCACTGCTCCAACCTCCTCCTCCAGAGCCTAGAGAAAAAAAGTTAGAAGAAGATACTCCAGTACCATAACCCATAGTAAGGCCAGCTCCGTCTACTAACAATAAGTTCAGTTCGCCCTCCGACGCACTTCCCGTAACAATAAGGTCTCCTATTAAGGTATCTGACTCATTATAAAAACTTATTTTATTATTAACAGCAGATGACATCGCGATTCTTCTTCCAGAAGAAGCTGTTTGTAATGTTGCTCCAGTAATCGTTCCCGCTGTTATTGTTCCCATATCAGCTGAAATAGCAGAGAGAGTACTCACACTCAACTTGTCAGCGGCGATACTGTTCGTGGTTATTTTACCACCACCTATTGTAGTAGAATAAGTATTTATATCAGCCGCCGCTCCCTCGGTTTCAATAAAACCAGAAACAACAAGAGAGTTAAATTCAGAGTCTCCAGCGGAGGTAATCTGCCACCCCGTAGAACCAGCAACAAAGTTACCAGATTTAATATCCCCAGACATTACAGTTGTCGGGTTCACAATATCATTATCCGCTGAAGAATCCTGTATCTCTTGGAGCATCAGCTTCACATAAGCTACTTCTTTTTTTAGTTTTTCAATTTCTTCTTCCATATTATTCAACTACATCAAACGAAAGTACCATTCTTTTAATACCTTTGTTAGCGCTCCCCACAATTCTCGGCTGTACAGACCTAAACCTTTTATCGCCAAAAGATAATGGTATCCTCATACTGTATACAGCCGCTCCAGAGCTATTAGTAAGTACTGTTGTTGGGTTGGTTGCCGTGTCATCCATAGCGTGAAATGTACCTATACTAGCTGCGTCAGCAAGAGATTCGTTCATCTCAACATATAACTCTTTCAATTGTACTTCTTTCTCAAAATTCAATCTATTAAAATAGAAGTCTGACCCACCCGCAGTTGCCACACTAGAAGTATCAAAGGTATAGAATTTATTAACACTGGAAATCTCATACGCCACACCGAGAACATTACTGCCAAGATGGGATATGGAGTCTATATTGTCTGAACTTAATTGATTGTAAAATGCTGGGTAAAACACTTTCCGCGTACCACCACTTAGTTCTCCATACGCCATAATCCTCCTATTCTCAACAAAGTAAAGAGTATTATCTATTGCTGTTGTTTTTGGCGGGTAAGTTAGTGATGTACTAGCAAGAGTAGTCTCCAGTTTGCGTAGGAATCTGATTCCATTCCCTGTCCAGATACCGAACTTGTTTCCGAAAAATGCAAAGGTAGCGTTATCAAGACTTCTGAATGCCGTAACTAATCCCTCTACAGGAATAACGCGGGACGCTTTATTTGAAAGGCCGTCATATAGGTAAACCTTAGAGGAACTGTTATATGTTCCGTCTGCATTGGACCCCGTTTGAGTTGTAGCAATAAGCATTAATCCAGTACCTTTATCTAACCCAAGAGCGGTTATTGTTTCATTTACTGTTAAGGTCAGTATCGCTGATAACGTAAGGTCTGGTGTTACCCTATGGAGTACGTTCTTATCTCCTACATATAGGTTTGTTTCATATACTAACAGTGGGCGCCACGCGGTTGTTGCGGATAATGTCGCACTTCCAGCTAGAGTGGCTGAAAACCACGTTTCATCTTTAGTTATATTCCCGTCCCATTGCACAACATCCCCACCAGACCCAGCCTTTGTTGTAGCGTAATAGTTAGTTGAAGCTGTGGATGAGTCATACCACGGAATAAGTTGTGATATGCCATTAGCAAACTTCGCTGATGATGTTGTTACTTTATTAGCGAGGACGTTTGAGGTACTGACAGTGTAGAACGTGCCATAATCTGATGTTCCAACTGAAAGCAACATCCTATTATTCCCACCATAGCTAGGGTCCTCACAGGACGCGATAATCTTATCAGTTGTTGTTAGGTTCGTACTTGCGTTTACCGGAGATGCTGGTTGGTACATAGCGCCAAGAGTATTCGTTAGGTTTACTTGATCCGTACTTGGCGAAAAACCTCCATCCGAAAAGTTATTGGATGTAGATACTCCTTGCGCAAATTGCTCTATTCCTATTGTGATTGGGTTTTTGCCTCTCATGTTATTTGTTTAATATAAATTGCAATACTGCTAAAGCGACCGCGATACCACCACCCCAAGAGGCTATCCGTATCTCTAACCTACTAAACCTCTTATTCATAGTCGTATTATTGTCTGTCATCTCTGTTCGTAAATCTTTAATAGCTTTAGGTAAATGATTCGTAACTTGTTGTTTAATATTCTCAACTTCTGCATTAAGTCTTGCTATATTTTTAATCATTTTTATTTTTTCTCCGTTTTCCATATTATACTACTGTGTTAAATGTCTTAACTGAAGCTATCGCTACACCGTTAATTGTTTTAATACTTGCCTTGGCTACTGTGTCTAAGGTTTTAAGGTTGGCTGGGCCTGAACTTCCTGCTGATGAGTGAGATACTTCAAGTCTAGGAGATACTGATATTCCTGTTGTATTGTCTGCTGAGTGAGCTGTAATTCTTGTGGTGTTTGTTCCCGCTGGAGCAACATCGTTTATGTCGTGCCCCTCCCTAAAGGCAAAATAAGAAATACCTGTAGCGTCTACCGTTCCAAGTCCTGTTGAGTTTACTATAAATGTTTCTGGTGTTGCTACCACCATTCCCCCAATAAAGTTTCTTGTTCCGTGCTCAGTTGGGTTGTCTACAGCGTCTCCTATATTTGGGTAGTCAGTGGTGGCTAAGGTTGTTGGTGAGCCTAAAGTACAGTCTACTATTGCGATATATGAATATTGGTCTCCGTCATCATCAGTAACTATTGTTGGGACAAGGGTGATGGTCGCTGAATCTATTGTGTCGGTATCTGTTATAGCTGAAGTATCAAAAAGAGTAGGGGTTCTGTAAATTCCATAAGTACCATTCTTGTTTACACCAATAGCAAAGGTAGCCCCACTATAGTCTACTGTTGCCGCAGTTGTTTCATCGTGAGCAGTATTCCAACTAGCGTCTGCATCTTTAACGTGTCCATCTACCGATGTTGTTTCTGGATCTGCGTCACTCCAAAAAGAGTCGTAGTTATAAAGTCTGTCTACTGAATAGACTGGGCTACCACTTGGAGTTAGGTCGTTACTATTACTAGAGCTATCAGTTGCGTCATTATCAAATAACCAATTACCTTGTAATTTAGAGTTAGAGTCTACAGGATTTCGTACCCCCATATTCTGTCGTATCTCTGCGTGAGTTCTTTCCTCACTCCACACCCTTAGATTCTGAATAAGTCCGTCAAAGTAATTAGACGGAGTAGCCCTTGCTCCTATTTGGAATGGGTGAGCAGTGTCTCCTAAAGTTGTTGCGTCTTGCGTACCAGCAGTTCCAGCTGTCTCCTTTCCATTCACATAAAATTTAGCTGTGGAAGCAGAGATGTCTACTGTTACAGCGACGTGATACCACTGTCCAGCTTGTATGTCTGTGTTGAAAGTGGATATTGTAATATTTGTACTTCCGTCATAATAAAATAAACGAAGTTGTTTCGTACTAGAGCTATCTCTATAAGCAAATACCCAACCCTCTGAAGAATCTTCCCATTTTTGAGCTATACAATATTCCACGTCTGTTGCTGGAGCAGACTCTAATTTAACCCAAGCCTCAATAGAAAAGTCGGTTGTAAAATCCAGTCCTGTTTGACTAGCGTCTGTGATAGAAAGATATTGAGAACTACCAGCTTCCAAATCTATACTGTGTGTATTCTCTGTGTTTCCGTCTGCTCTGAATGGGTGGTCTACTACCCAAGTTACATCATCTGTATTTACTGTGATGTCGTTACTGTTTGAAGTAAGGTCAAGAAGTCGTGTGTAGTCATTCATTTTCCAGTAACCCACTAGCCCAGCTTCATCTCCGTCAAGTTCTACTCTAGCGTTAGCTGTAATTTCTGCTTGGGTTCTTATGTCATTCCAAATACGGACTTCGCAAATCTCTCCATCAAAACCATTGGTGTTGCCGGGGTTACTACCTATGTAAACCAAGCCAGTATTATCGTCAATATCGTCAGCGGCATTAGCGGCAGTTCCCCAACTAACTCCGTCCATAAAAAATTCACATTCTGTTCCAGCAGAATCTTTATCAAAAGTCCAAGCCATATGATACCACCTACCTACATCTAGTTCCCCTGTAGACCAAGAAGAAATATTATTTGTTGTATCTGCGGCAGTATCATAGATGTTCATTTTCATTGTAAAAACATCACTACTATTCTGGTAGATAACATTATACGAATTTGCACCACCATCTATCCCCTTGGATAAAACATAATAACCTTCGTCTGTTGCTGGGGTTAGCCCAACCTTTACCCACGCTTCAATAGTTACTGTTGAAGTCATTGAAAGACTGGCACTATCTGGAATAGATAGATATTGAGTAGTAGCTCTTACAAATTTAGATGTTGTCTTTGTTGCGTATGGTAAAGGTGTACCAGAGTTGTATAGAGCTGTTACTTCTCCAGATGTAAGTTCTTTAGACCAGAGAGCTAACTCGTCAAATCTTCCATTCATATAGTCCCCACTGGTACCATTAGCTCCCACATTAAAGTCAGCACTTGTATCAGCAATAGATGTGTTCAATGACCCTTGTGTGCTTCCTTGCTGTGAGCCATCTATATAAAAGTCTACCTCTCCAGAACTAGCCCTATAAATACAAACAATATGGTACCAAGTTGATAGGGTTGGTGTCCACGTAACAGCACCCGTTGTCTCATCCCCGCTCGTTCCGTCAGAAGAGATAATGAACTGTAGTTCTGTTGAACCGTATTCATAAGTAAACGTATATGACCTAGTAGATGCGTCATCACGCTTTGAAACTATCATACAGTTTTTAAGGGAATCAAAATAAGCCCAAACAGAAACAGAAAGGTCTCCCGTAATTGAAAGGGATGCGTTGTCCGATATATCTAACTGTTCTGAGTTGGCAGAAGTAAACTGCCCAGCGTTGCCAAGCTTACCTGTGGATTGTGTAACGTTAGCTATGTCTGATAAGTGATTAGTTCCGTGTCTGTCTATACGAACACCAGAAGCCTCCTCCATATCCCAATAAGATACGAGGTTCTGCGTAAGGGTTGCGTGTGTCTGAAAATCAGCCATATTATCCTGTTACTGTTATATGGTCGGGAGAAGGGTTGAAGTAAAGTTCGTTAGCTGTTAAAGCATAACCAACCACTCTTACAACATCATCTGTTCCAGATGGTGCTGCAACCTGTATTGCTGCGGCTGTAACTCCCACGTATGCTGGTGCCCCTACCGTTAGTGTTGGGAAGGCTGCATCAGCTCTAATAATTCCACTAAGAAGAAGTGTTACTGAAGCGTCTTCATCTCCTGCCACCACTACTATTCCAAGCATTACTGTTCCTGCTGTTCCTACTGCATCTGCGTCTGTCTTCTCCCACTTAGAGTCTGCTACTGCTAGATAAACTAAATCTCCAAAGACAAGGTTTACACCTGCTGTTCCTGTTACTGTTGTTCCTGAATATTTACCATCTGCTGAGCCTGCTGGGTCTAGTGCTATTGCTGCGTTCTCACCCAGAGTAATAGCCCCTGTCATTGTCCCCCCTGCTAGTGGTAGGTTGTCTAAGAGGTTTTGTTCTGCTGAACCATCATAGTATTTAAGTCCATCTGATTCTCTCCAAAGGTCTCCCTCTGTAGGTGTTGCGTTACCAGAGTCTCCTACAAGTCTTAGGTGTGCGTCTCCGTCTACTATGTCTATTTCTACTGCTGGCAGTGATGTAGCTTCAGAGTCTATATGTAAACTTCTTGCGTTTCCATTTTGGTCTAACACAATTCCAGTTCCAGTTCCATCATTTATAAGATTAAGAAGAACTGCAGTAGAACTAGCGTGGTCTAAGTGCATATTCACAAAGACGTTATCTATTGTTGAAGAATTAGAATAGAACGTAGCTAATCTTCCTGTTGTTAGAGAGCTGGAAGAAATCTGTAAAGTATCTCCAGTTGTTGTTGTTGCGTCAATAAGTACAGCGTCAGATGTTGTATTTTCAGCGTCAATACTTAAAGCTAAAGCCTCTCCGTTCTGGTCTAAAAGAAGCCCGATTCCTGTTCCGTCATTCCTAACCACTACTGCGCCCGCCGCAGAGGTAGCGTGTTCTTGTATAACTGCTATCAGTTGCCCACTTGCTTGTATTCCCTCATTTTCAAAATGCACCATTGTTCCAGATGTGTTTTGTCCATAGATTTCAAGTGCCGTAGAAGATGTTGCTTCGGTGTCTATGTAAAAACTTCCCCCCTCACCGTTCTGGTCAATGAAGATTCCATTCCCTGCACCATTGTTGGATACCCGTATTCCCCCACCACTTCCGCCCTGAAAAACCTCTAGGACTTGCGTGTCAAAGGCGGCATTTTTGGCCTTGAACTGAACAAGTTTATTTACCTGGTCTCCAGTATTATCAGAAAACACATTTAAACCAATACCATCATTCCCAGTGTTTGATACAAAGAGGGCACCAGCAGTCTCTGAGTTTGCTGTTGTTCCATTCTGGTCTATGACTAGACCGTTTCCTGTTCCAGCGTTAGTTATGCTGACTGCTTGAGGATTATTAGTCGTATCATTCTGTGTAACAGTAAGTCCTATGTCGTTTACAGTATCAGCTATTGTTATGTCTATAGCTCCAGCAAAAGTAGATGGTGTTGAAGTATCTGCTACAAAACTTTTAGCTGTTATTGTGTATGCACCAACGTCCCAGTCCGCAGTAAGAGGTATCGTACCATCCGCCAGCAAGTCACCCGCGCCCGGAAGTCCGAGTTGGAAGTCCGTACCAGCATCATCCGTGAACCATAGTTCATTTGGAGTAGCTGTATTCACCCATATCTGGCCACTTCCAGCTACGTCCGCGTCTGCCTCCGCTTGCTCTTTTAGGAATATAACACCTCCATTGTCTATATTATTTCCATCAAGATTAAAATCAGCTGTCATTGGTACCGTTCCATCAGCTTTTAGGTCTCCAGATCCTCCACTATCAGTGTCCGTCAAAAGTCTCCCAGTGGCGGGGTTTACCTTGAAAGGTAGTACAACAGTAGCGTCGGTGCTGGAAACACCGGTTGATACTGGTACATGATTATCGTCTCTTATTGCGTCGGTCATAATAATTATTAATTAGTTTCTATTAATACTGCTCCTGTATCTGGATTAACATATACAGGTAACTTTTTTGTTGCATCTGTTGAATCTACTGCCATCATTACTGGGACGTGGTTATTGTCGCGCGAGGCGTTTCCGGTCAAAGATGCGGTTACAGGTGTAATCACCGCTGTATCGTTAGCGTACAATTCTCCTATTTCTGTCTCCGTAAGTAGTCGTTTATATATTCTTGATTCTCTTATCTTGCCCTCATATGGAACTGCAGAACCATGATTTGAATTTCCCCATTGTAAATCTTTGTTTCCATAACCTGTCCATATTTCTAGAGCACCTATATTTTTAGTATCTTGTAATACTCCATCTACATACAAGTTTATATATCCATTTCCACCAACTGGGTCTGGGTGGTACTGACCAACTAAGTGATATTCTGTATCGTTTTCCATAGCAAGAATAGCGTCAGTATCATAAGTTGGACCACCAGAGTCAGTCATTCTGCCACAAGCAAATCTCACGTGGTTACTTCCATTAAGTGAAAATCTTACATTATATTTGCACCAGATATATTGAGAAGCTAAGACATTTGTTGGCGTTATCCAAGTACTCCAAGTCATATCTCCAGATTCAAACTTATCTACTGTACCAGTTGCGCGTACTTTATACTCTACATCTACATTATCAAAAGTAAAATCAGAACCATCAAGAGTTACATTGTCAGCTATAATTGTTCCATCTAATTCACTAAGAGAAGAATCGTCTGCTGTAGTTCCCGCCGCCTCATCAAACTTCCAATGACCAACTAAATCAGAGGCATGACTCGTCTTATCTACAAGCATTTGGTTTGAAGCGTCTAAAGCAATAGGAACAGGAGTAACGCCATCCACATAGGATGTTCCTATCAATACCGGCCTATGATTATTGTCCCTTATTGCGTCAGTCATATTAAATCTTCTAGCTCTTTCTTCCGTGCTTTTACAGCCAGAATTTCTTGTTCAAGTCTGAGAACGTGGGCATCAAGACCCCCTGTCATGGGTTCTTTATGAACGGGTATTTCTGTCACATCTACTTTTCTTTCTACGCCATCAATGTCTTTTATTAACGTTGTAACCTCCTCCACATATAAGGTAGGAACATTACCTCCTGGATATTGTATGTCTACAGGCTTTTTAAGTTTTTTAAACTTTACTTCTGTTTTTGTTGGTATCTTTTTATCTTCCATATTATCCTAATATACCTATTGCTTGTAAATCTGCAATCAATGCCGCTAAGACATTGTTGTTGTTTAATGTCGTAGCACTTGCAGAGGCTAATAATGTTCTATCTTCTACAATAGTAGCATTTCTCGTGTAAGCTGCCGACTGTGCGGCTGGTGCTGTGCCGTAGAAGCCTATGTTTGTTCCATCGTGGTTTAAGTCTCCATCTATTTCAATATCGTTCAAGAGTAGGTCATCATCCCCTGTTGCTCCTATGTAAACCCTACCAGAACCTACTAAATCTGGGTCAATAACTAAATTAGTTCCATTGTAAATTATTTCTGCATCCTGTCCTTCTCCGTAAACTGAACCCACATCATCACCATCATGCCATATATCTCCCGTTCCTCTCATTGAGAGGTTGTTTAGAATCTGCATAGATTCTGCAACAGCGTTTGTACCCTCTCCTAATTGAATAGCGTTGTTAGCTGTTACCATCACATTACTACCTATAGCTTCCCCTATTGCGAAACTACCATTTCCAGTATTTTTTAAAATGGGGGCTCCTTCTGCTGTTCCTACAAGCAAACTTCCATTACCACTAAGTATGTTGTCGTAATCGTTTTGGGCGTTAATGACAGCAAGAGAACCTATACCTGAATGAGTAAGACCAATAGTGTTTGCTGTCATATCGTAATATCCAACCGAAAGTGAACCACCACCACTCACCACCTCATTTCCCCTAATAATTCTTGATACTGAAAGAGAGCCACTTCCACTTACAGTAGAGTTAGCTATGTGCCCCTCCGCACCAGTCGCTGTTTGTATATGACCAACTTTCATAGAACCATCACCAGATACTGTCATAGCTGTCGTATTGTTTTCTCCCAAACAACCACTAATACAGAAGTCACCTTGCGAACCACAAGTACCTACCACCAAGGAACCCCTACCAGATGAAGTTATTGTCGCTGTGCTTTTAGTACCACCACCAAATTCTCCACCCACAAAAGCGGTGCCTATAATTGCAGAGTTTACATCATTCGCTATAAGTGACGAAGCACCACCTTGCGCCCCGTTTACATAATCAGACACACTACCTAATATGATACAACCTAAACTACTTGCTGTTATTGTCATTACATCATTAGCCACATCTGTATTTGCATAACCCATCCAAATAGAGGGGGTTTTATCATTAACGGTGTCTATGTTTATATTCACCGTTCCTGGACTAGAAGATGTATCTCCCCGTATAACACCAGTATAGTTTGCGGTTGCTCCAGTGGTTAGATTAACAGTAGAACCTGTGTTTTCAAATTTGAGACTCCTGACAGTGCTTGGGTAGAAGTCTGCAAATCTGGTAGCTTCTGCTCCTATATCATCACTGTCGTTTGTTGTTGTTAATATGTCTTCTGATGTAGTAAGTCCTGCTGACGTTATTCTGCCAGTAGTAGTGTCATCTGCATCATCTACTAAAAAACCACTAACGCTTGTATTAGTGTGAGTGTGTCCAGGGTTAGCTCCCGAAGTAACATTAGCTCCTTGAATTGTTGTACCTAAAATTGTGCCTGTTACTTCTAAAGCTGTTGAAGGAATAGCATTACCTATCCCTAGTCGGTTATTTGAATCGTCCCAAAAAAAGTTAGAATTGTCCTCACCCAAGAGGCCGGCACCATCAATAAAGAGGACAGAACCGATTGTTCCATCAGTCACTTCATCTCCTATTGTTAATCCTCCGGCTCCGGGTTGTACTACTTCCATTTTATATTTTACTTAATGCTTCAGTTAGCGCTTCTTTTTTCTTTTTTATACTTTCAAGCACAGCGTCTATTTCAGTTTTTGCCTCCCTTATTGCTTTCTCATTTTCAGAAAGAAACTTCTCCCTTTGAATTAATTGTTTTTCCTTTTCACTTATCTTCTCCTCGCGCGCGTCAAACTTCTCTTTAAGTTCAGCTTCCGTTTTTTGAAGCTCTGTAACAGTAATCAAAGCTCTCTTTGCGTCGCCATCAAGCTTTTCTACTTCCGCTTTAGCTGTAATTTTCTCTTTATTTGCATTAAGAATATCCTCCTTAATTGCTTGGTGTTGCTTATTTAATTCACCGATTTCGTATTTAGATGACCTAATTATGCCACCCAAACGCTTTACTTCGGCTTCATTCACTGTGATTTTATCCCTAACAATAGCATCATTCTTTTTTACATTATCAGAGATTTTCGGGTTTGGTGCTGGTTGTTCAATCATGTTTCTATTTAGTTAATTCTGTAACTGTATAGCGTGGTGAAGTCCCAGCAACAGTCACAGCTCCAGTAAAGATAACCCCGTTTTCTTGTGCAAAACTTCCACCCAAACCATCATCATTTCCACTTCCGGGCTTTAATACGACATGAAATACTGTCGTTGAAGCGGTCCCTCCTAAGTTCACAAACAAAGGGTTTGCGCCATTTAGGTTTTGAATCATCCACGCGCCTCTAGCCGGATTAGCCGCAAGCGCTGTTGTAGAGCTTGCTATTGATGGTGTATTTGCATTTGATACTGGTGCAATAATTCCTTGTAAATCTGCCATAATAATTATTTATTAGCTTTTAATTTTCTTAATTCGTCAAAGTCTCGTTTAAGCATAGCCTCTCTATCCTTAATAAGTTTGGCTTGTTTTCTAAGTTGAGCTTTTTCACGCTCCAACTGCTTTCTATCTTCTCTTACTCTTACAGTCTCCACCTTTAATTCCTTTACTGTCTCGGAGACTAGCTTTCTACCCTCCTCTAAATCTTTATCAGCTTGATCCATTCTCTTATTAAAGTCTTGGAAAAGAGTCGTAATATCTATAGCAAGAACACTTAACTCATTAGCGTAAGCCTTTAGCTCGCTGTTATAGCCAGCAAGCTCTTTATGGTTAGTTGTTGTTTCTTCTAACGCACTACGGCTCTCGTTCAAAACCTTAATAACTCGGCCCTCCGCTTGTTCTTCGCGGATTACCATATACTCCTCTGTCGTTTCCTTTAATTTCTTTAACTCGGCACGACCAAGAGCTATGTTGCCTTGTAGGTCAGCAAGCTCTTTTAGAGTATCAAATTTTTCTTCATCTAAACGCTCCATTGTAATTGTTTATATTTCTTAATAGCTGAAATAGCCATATCAATTAAAGCGTATTTACCTTTTGTAAGTTTAATCTTTCTCATACAATCAACGCCGGGTGCGGTTGTGACACCGCGCATCTTCGTTACGCAATTCCTAAATAACCCGGCTACCATCTACTCTGCTTCGGTTTGGGTCAAAAGTTTTTCAAGTGTCGCTTTACTTCCCCTTGCGTCAAAAGAAATTCCCTTATCTTTCAATGCACTAATAACCTCCGCCTTATCTTGATAAACAGGTGCCGAATTGGTTTCCTCCACTGGTGTTATCGCTGAAGCATCTATATTTCCGCCTACAGCGTCCTCTGGCTCTACTTCTTTATTTAATTCATCAACTTTAGCGGCCATCCTTTCGCCCTCGGTTTGAGGGGCTTTCTTCTCCTCCTCATAGACTTCTTTCATTATTTGAGACTTTAACTCGTCAATACGAGAGTCGTCCCAAAGAGGTCTGTCAGAGCCTTTTCCGTCGGTTTCCCCGCCATCTCTGACCGGTGCGCCGCGAAGCATTATCTGTCTTGCGAGGTGAGTAGCAAGATGGTTTCCCACAGTTAATGGGGTTAATAAAGATCCACCAGCTGGTACGAAGAAGTCGCGGCCGGCATAGCGCGCGCCCAGTTCTCCAGTGAAATCAAAGTCTGTGATGTTCGTTATACGAACTATCTTGTAATCTGATTCATTCATTGTAATAAATGATTAGATTGATAAATATCTAGGCTTCGCCGTTCCCAGATAGCAGTTAAATACTGCATATAGCCCTCTAAATACGTTGGATGCTTAAAGGGCTATAGCAAGAATCAACTATTCAATGTTAATCCAAACAAGTGCGTTAGTATCTGCTGACGCGTTAGCGACGAGACAGTAACCCAAAGTTTGGCCATCAAATGCTCCTTTAGCTGTTACAGCTTTGTGGACTGTTCCCTCTGTGTCATCACCGGTTTCAAACGCGGCTCCAACAGTTAGGGCTTCACCAGCCAAAGCTACACCAACACCACGGGTTTGCACCCATCCGTAAGAACCGCTGGCGATTGCTACTTGCGCAATACCAACACATCCTTGAATTTCTGATGTTACAGCTGATTTCTCAACACTCCACGGCTCGCGGATTGTAATATCACTGTCAGCAACAGACAAGTCTGTACCGAAAGCAAATTCTGGATAAAGTTCTAGTGTGTCGGTTGTATTAGTCTTAATACGTCCAGCTTGTCCCACACCAGTACCAGCGTCCACATATACCCATGCCTCTGCGAATCGACCTACTGTCCATCCGGCTGATGCTTTGGTAATGTAAACTGTTCGCTCTAAAGCGTCGTCACTAGATGAAACTGTATCAACAGCAACAACAGTGTCTGGAACGACTGCCATTCCTACTGATATAGCCTCACTAGCTGACTTAACGTAAACGAACTCACGTCCATCTGGAGTTTGACCTCTCTGACCCACATTGAATTGTGGTGATGTTGTTGTGTCCTTTACGTTTTGAAATGTTACTTGGTTCATATAATTGTTTTCAGACTTCAGCTCTTAACCTCTGTCTATTCGTGCATACTGCACTTAATTGAATAATTTTTACTCCTCTGTTGGAGCCTCCGCTTCTGGAGCCGCTTCTTCAGCGGTTTCCTCTGGAGTTGTGTTTTCCTCGTCGCTCATATTTTTATGATTAAACGAATAATAATACTACTGGTCGCTAATGGCTTAGGTTACACCTACCATTTGGCCCTGTAGGCGAGGGTTTTCTGAAATGAAGTTTCCGGCGTAGATTATGTGACCTACTTCTGCAAGTTGGTCTACTGGACTCATCATGTCACGGAAGTTGAATCCCCTTGTTGATGGGACTCGTCCCGGAACACCCTCTGGTACTCCATCATTAGACTTCTTAAAGTTCACTTGCTTTAGACCAGAAATGTTGATTCCTTTGAATCCGAAATAGTTAGTGTTAATGAAGAACATCTTTCCAGATGGAACTTGCTCATCTTTAACAACTGGTGTCCCTCGGAAGAACAACACGTCAAAACCTTGCGTACCCGCAAGAGCTTGTGAACCAGATACCATTCCAAATGCGTTCATTCTTGGGTATCCGTTTTGTGTATATCCAGCTCGTACAGTTGTAGTCAAAAGTGACTCATATGTAGACCAGATTGATTTTGTAGTAGCGATAATATCTGGACTATCGTTACCAATAGATACCGCGTCGTACGCTGTAGCCATCTTAGCAAGAGTCAAAGCTCCAGCTGATGCTAGGTAGTATCCATTAAGAGTTGTATATGTTGCTCTCGCAAGAGTTCCATATGTTGCAAAGTTTGTTGCGTCGTCAGCGGCATTGTAGATTGAATCCCAACTGTTTCCAGCTCCGGTTCCAGTCCACAAGTTTGAGGCCATGACTTGCATCAAAGATTGTGCCTGTGAATCAAACTCCGCTTCCAAGAGGTCAATAACTCTTTCATCTCCCTCGTTGAGAGTTTGTTCAATGTTAGCAATAACAATAGGCTTGTAAGCCATCTTTGGCTTGAAGCTCATTGTTGTTCGTACGTTCTGCCTGTCAGTATCAAGTTTGTCAGCTACACCAGTGTTACCACCATTAGTAGAATCTTGGTACTTAATTATGACGTCATAACTTACTCCAGTTTTCCACGGCTTTGCGTTTTGCAAGAGCTTCATTAGGACTGGTGAACCCTTTGAAATTGTATCGTAACACTTAGGTACGATATACGAACGGGTTACGCTCGTTACAGCTTCAGAAAATGTCATTTTTTTAAGTTTCTATTTATTCCCTTTCAAGTGGGCCAAATATTCAGCGGCACCATCATATTGAGACATTTCAGCTGGGTCATATCCAGAAGAATCTGGGGCTTCAGCTCCCGGTCCAGTTGAGATTGGGTCGGCTTCGCGTTTTGCAGTATCTTTCAATACTCGCTTCTCTGTGTTCACAACTGACGATTTCATGTCCATCATATTTACGTGCGCCGATTTCAGATTTTGAAAACCATACTTATTAGCGTGTTGGAATAGAGCATTTTCATCAAGGTCTTTGTCTGTCGCTTTGAGTGATTTTAGTTCGTTTTCCACTCCAGCTTTAATAGCCGCGACTCTCTCTTGCTCTGCTTTTGCCGTACTATTCATTTCTTCAATAGCGGCGGCTTTAGCTATCTCAATAACTTCGCCATAATTCTCCGGAACATAATCCGGGTTTTTCCAATTCGGCTCCTCTTTCGGAGTTCTATTAAGTTCCTTTTCACGCTCAATGTCGGCTAGTGCCTGTGATTTTCGCGTAAATTCTGGAAGAAAATTATCTTTCCATTCCGTTTGAAGTTGCTCGGCAGTCAATTTACGGCCATCTGGCGCGTCATATAAAATTGGTTCCGGTGCATCTTCTTTAGGAGTTTCCTCCTCCGATTTAGTCTCTGGCGTAGGTTCAGCCGGAGCGTTCTCGGTTTTTGGTTCTTCGGGGGTTGGTGTTTCCTCGGCTGGCGTTTCCGCCGGAGCCTCCTCACTCCCACTAAGTTCCATATTACTCTCGTAATTGTCGGGATTTATATCCATGTTATTAGATTGCCTCTACTGTGACTTGGCCCTATGGCTGAAACAGTATCGCTTGATCACTTAATAATTAATAAACTTAGGCGCTTTCTCTTTCTCTACCGGTTTCTTCGCCTCAATAGACCGGTTAGCAATATCATTTTTTGATGACTCTCTGTCAGCCTCATCTCTTTGTTTCTTCATTTCCTCGGCAACTACCATCTTTGGATTTAGTTCAATTCCAGCTTTTGCCGCTAGTTGTACCTTACCATCTGGTGTAAGGTCCTCATATTTAATACTAAGTTTAGGCGGTTCCTCCTCTGTATCCGGAGCAATCTTTTGTAATTCTTCCGGAGGAATACCTACCGCGTGTGGAGCGTTCAAATCATAGATAACTCTGTTCTTTGCTTTTTCTGCTGGTGATTCATATCCAGCAACTTCAAAGTAATCAACAGGTGAAAGCAATCCTTTTTCAAAGTCATTTTGAGCTTGTTCGTATTTGAACTGCCTATCCTCTGGAAGTGTCTTACCACTCAACATTCTAATCTCTGAACCATCCTCAAAGTCATCCTGTATTAAGGTTAGAATCTCTGTCGCCGCAGTACTTCCTAGAGATTTGGAATAGTGATGCTCTGTGTAATTTACTTTTGCCAACTGATAGAACCAGTTAAATAATTCTTCGTTAGTATAATCTATAATTTGGACGAGTTCGTTAAGTCGCAAAAATGACTGATCAATAAGTGCCAATCTTCCACCTCGCGTTTCCTGTCCCTCGCGAATTCCTTTGAAAGCAGATGAAGCGGCCATAATATCGTCAATCTCCCTTCGTGAGTCTTGCATATTCTCAACAACAAAGGCTGGGAGAGCTGGACCAGTTTCACGCTGTACTCCTTGCACAGCACCCTTACCCCAAACAATTCCCTCGGTCTCAAATCGCATCCTTTGAGCGTCTGCCTTGTCCATCACAGTACTATCCACCTTGATAATACCATTCACAAGTTTAGCGTTGGCTGTAATATCCCTTTTAGTTTCATCAATGTTTTCTTGTAGCGGTGCAGATTGTGTAATCATGTCTGTCTGACCGATAGGTGACTTCTCATTATTAAAAATTGTAGAAATGATGTACGGCTTACGCGGATGGTTGAAGTGGTTAAACATATACGCGGAGTATATAATAGGATTTTCTAATCCCTCCTGTTGTGGCATCCTCCTTACCTCCTGTTCTGCTTTGGCGGAACTCAAAATGTTTCGGCGCTCTATGTTCGTTGTCTCATTAGATTGTAACACCATATTTTCTTCCGGCGTAATCAACACTCCATCCCAATCAAAATATGGGTTCCGGATTTTTTTCAAAATAATATTTTCGTATTTAAAAATCACATAGTCAGAAATCCAAGCCTCTTGGTATTTTATTTCTGGGTTCTGAATTAAAATATCTGCCTCCTCTTTCAGTCCGGCTTTCTTTAAAATATCAGCTTTCTTTTTTGGAAACCTTTTTATAACTGCGGCAAGATTATCTGTAATATCCTCAATAGCAAAATCTGATTCTTCCTCACACGTTGCTGTCTTGGCAAACCGAACATTTTTTGGAGGAATCGCCCGAACATCAAAATCGTTTAGCTTCGCATTCCAAAATGGCTTTAATACCATCAAGCGTCCAAAGTACAGATTACGAAGTCCTTTACGAATTGTCTCTTTGACGTTTCTCTCGTCATACTTATTCTGAAAAAACTTTTCCTGTCTTATAGAAAGCGCTTTAGCCTCCGGCGTATCACGGCCAGCTAGAATAAGAGGTTTAGGAGGATTGGAAATAAGACTGTTTATGACAGTCTCCATATTCACAAAAATCCGGTTAGCCCGGACCTTAGATTTCTTGACCGGCAACTTAGCGAGATAGTCCGGCTCGTTTTGATAAATTTTTAAGTTAGTATTGTAAGTTTTTTCAATCGTATCCCAAACAGTTTCAGATGATTTGTATCTGTTGTCAATCAGTTTACAGAGCTGTTTGTCGTTTAGTTCTGATATCTTCATGTCCTTAATAATAGCACACATTTAAAAGTAATGTGCAACTGCATACTGTTTATAAGTCCGGATGCGGCCAATCATTGTTCTGTGCAAGAATTTCCCCGAGGTCGCCCATCACATTATCGTTGCCAATTAAAACTTTTGAGTCAGTTCCGCGTAAAGCTTCCGGCATATACTTCCCAATGCCGTAGCCTCCAAGTGTCGCCAAATAATAATAAAGAGTTGCAAATACATAATGGTCCTCACCGGTAGTACTGTCCCATTCGTAGCTTTCAATACCCATATTGTCCACCACCTTGATACGACGTAACGTCTCCCAGTGCTTTAAATAGTTCTTAATTTCCGAATCAGAACTTAAACCAAACAATATTCTAGCGTTTAATATCTCATCTATCAGCTGATCCAGAATCCTATTCCGGTTACTATACACTATACCAGACCTATCATTCTCACCCCACCATACAATGGTTTTAGGGTTATTTTTATTCTGTTGGAAGAACGACATCAGCGCGTCGCGGTAGTTTTCCACATAATATTTACTCATAGTATTATCCGGCATGGCGTCAATAACCAGTTTAGGCTTGTAGTGTTTCATCATTTCATCCAAATCTGACCACTGTGAAAAACGCCCTATTTTAGTCGGTCCCAATAAACTCCCCAGTACATAATGTTTGATATTACCGACATCAACACCTAAATACCAATCCCCAGTTTCAAGATTCTTAGGCGTCCAGTTGTCCAATATGGTCTCACGTGTGACCTTAATTCCCCCCGGAGTATATGGCTCTCCTAATACGAAGTTATAAAAATACTCTTGATCGCCCTCACTGTCAGAGATGATTTCCTCGGCAGATACCCACGGCGCCATGAGTAGCGATATGTGGTATCCAGATATTTTCTTATCCGGCTGTTGCGCTACCCACCTACCCACACGCCTATCAGCCTTTGTCACCAATCCACCACATTCCGGATATATACATTGGAATTGCTTTTTCTCCATATTCACACTCAATGGCCATGACATTATTTGTTCCTTGCCACACCCCGGACTTTTCTTAGTACCATTGTGGGTAATAGTCCATTCCTTTTTATCTGACTTGTGCCAGTTAATATCAATCGCATCCTTTTCAGTTGTAGGGTTAGAGAATAACCACCTACCCTTAAACTCGGACGCCTTAATACGAGATTTCATTGTGTCTATCACAGACTGGTCGGAACGTGAGGCCTCGTCGTGTATCAACAAATCGGCCGTGGTCATAATAGCCGCGGTCTTAGATACAGTACCTTTGAAGAACATGAACCTAGAGTTGAACTCCTTACGCTCAATGTTGTCAGTGTTTATTCCCTTGAATACTTGCGGGTTCGCGGCCAATATCTTGTTGGTCTTTGAACTAACGAACTCACTAACATCAGAATCGGTTGGAAAGGTGTACATAATGTTCCAGCCGAACTTGATAATAGCGAATAGCGCTTTGAGGTTGAAAGTAACAGAACCTCCAATCTGCGCACACTTCTTAATCACTATCTGGTCACTCCAATCAGTCAGAATATCTATCAAAAATAGGCGGTCAGAAAAATCAAGCATCTCACCTTTTTCAGAGACTACTTGATTCTCAAATATCCACGCTAAGATGGATAAATCGTCGGGTTTTATTTGAGGAGTTTTGGCCATTCTAGTTTAAGTTCCGGCGTTGTTGTCCTTGTTGTTACTTTTACTTTTTCCATTGTTATCTTCATCTTTTTTCTTCATTAATTCCTTATATTGTTTTGGATACAGCACCTTAAACCGCGGATCGTCCGGAGTCAAAAACGCATCTTGTAACTCGTAGCGCTGACGCTGTATCATTTCCGAGAAGTCGTAGAACGGGTCGGTATCTTTGTCCGTGATTCGTCGCAACATTTTGTGTCCGAGCGGGCAATACCCGACAAACCATGCTGTCGGAAGCGTATGACGGACAGTACAGACTTGCCGATAACCAGTACCAGAGCAATCACGTTTACAAATATTGCACCAAAAATCAGTAGTACAATATCTAGGAGCTGTAAAAATCGCTTCCATACGCTCGTTAAAAGGTCGTGCCAATTCCTCCTGTAGTAATCTACTAGCCTCCGCATCATCATACCTATCTTTTAGACGCTGTATTAGGTTCTTTTTCTTTGACATATATTGCGATTATTAAGTCCTCCGTAACCAATAACAACTTCTCACCATCAACTATTACTTCGTCCACGCCATATGGTGCGAATACGACAGTCATGCCGACATAAATACCACTCTTTACTTTAACTTCCGGACCGAGTTTTAAAACTTCCGCCTTTAGCACCCCACTAGCTGGTGGTGCCGCTTCACCTTTCTTTAACTTCTTCACTACTTCCGGTATTACACGGACAAGCAGTCTATTTGCTGTTGGATTCATTTTCCTATATTCCTTATTTTCTGATAAAACTTACCCCATCCGTGGTCCACGGACTTAATGTAATCATCTCGCTCCTCCTCATCCATATCGGACAAAAAGACACCCTTACCATCCCCCAGAGGTTCAGCGATACTACTGCCGTGTATCCTCGTCTCCACTGTCGGTGTACTCGGTGTCAATGATTCGCTGTTCTTCGTCCTCAATTTCTTTTTGATTTTTTCTAGCAATTTCATTTACCAATGATTGTTTAATGCCCTCCTCAAACTGCTTCATTTGGTCTCGGACCTCTGGCTTATAAAAGAGGTTGTACATAACAGTACTAGGAGCTTCGGCCTCTTTCTCCTTGTATGAACCCCGTAATCGGTACGCCATCTCTAACCCAGCTTTAACCGCGACCACATTCGGTCCTTGATCAACAGTGGTTTCCACCCCAAATTCATCAACTTCCGTCTTAGTGTCACGCTTATCTAACAGTTCCTTGTGACGTGTCGCCAAATGCTCCTCCGGCATCTTCTCATCCATTAACGCTTGCCAAGATTTACTCTTAGTAATCGTACTAACGTGTTGCGCTGTGGACTCCGAAAACGCACGCGTTTTGCGGATAGCCTTGCTAAGATTACGAAAACCATTCTCCTCGTAATGTTTGAAGATTTGGCGGTGTGAGGGTAAGATTTTAGTTTTCTGCTTACTACCCTTAATTCTTTTTGCCGGGAAATTTTTCTTAGGTTTTTCCGTAGCTAAAGAAAAGCCGCCAATCTCACGCGGATCGCCGACTTTACGCTTTTGCTGTAGCGGTATCTTTTTTTGCATCCTTTTTGTCTGCGACAACACCCTCTGCGTCGTCGGGTTTAATTACAGGCTTTTTGTCTACTACTTTTGCTTCCGTCTTTGGTATGAGAACCACCTTAGACATAATAAGACCCTTGTCTATAAAGACTTCGGAACCTATTTGGAACCTACTTTCTTCTTGGAGCTTGGTGAGCGCGTCGTTGAACTCGTTAATCTCCTCCTGTGTAATATTTTCCATAAATTACTTCTCTTAAATCTCCGTCTCATAATTTTCTAAAAAAAATTTTTAGAAAATAAAAAACAAAAATTATAAATGAATAATGTCCATCACGATTTTTACATATTCAGCGGGTCGGGTACCCATTGATATTCTGGGAGAAAAGGGGGTGGGTTGTGATGTGTACCCCCGTCCCTTTTTTTCTTTTTCTCCCACGCTCCACGCCTCGTGTGGCGTGTGGTGCTTTTAATTCTCCAACGCCACACGCTCCACGCTCCTCTATTCTATATTGTTTTGATAGTAAGTGTCAAGGATACATGCAACGCATAATGCGAGGCGCACTACTGGAGCGCGGATAATTTGGCGCGGTGCTTTTAGAGGCGAGCGAGGACACCACGCGCCACGCTCAACGCTCCAATCCTCTATGTCAAACGCTCACACGCACCGCACACTATCAAACGAGCCTGTAAGACGGCTCAATAAAGCCATTTATTTTTGA